CAAAAAACAACTTTAAATCAGTTGCTCACATATCTAAATAAAAAAGAAATTGCGATCTATGAAAAATCTAGACATGGCGATGTGCGCGAAAGTTGGGCAGACATTTCAAGCGCTAAAAAGCTTATTGATTATGAGCCAAAAATTAAAATAGAAACTGGTTTAAATCTTACAAAAGCCTATTATGACGCTTTAAAGTAAACAAAATTAAGCGTAATTACAGCGGAGCGACATGAAGCGCAAAAAGCACGGCGGAAAAGATTTTACTGCGAACGATCCTAGAATCAATACGAAAGGCAGGCCTAGATTATCCCAGGATCTGCAAGCTGTGCAATTATTCACCAAAGACGAATTAAAGAAAACTATTTCTAAATATTTGATGCTCACACCGGACGAATTGTCTCAACTCAAAGCCGAAGTTAAGTTTATTCGAGCATTAGATGTGATAGTTATTCAGTTTATTATTTCTGCACTTCAAGGAGATCATTACAAAGCGGAGTGGCTTATGCAAAGAAGCATTGGCCGGCCTATTGATTCATTAGACTTGACCGAAGAAAGACGAAGTGCTCATACTCAATTAATCGAATATATTAAAGCACGACAAACAGAACTAAAATCTGCAGACTAATTTGAATGAAGGATGTAAAAGATTATCTTGAGCTCGCTTCGGACCCGATTTGGAGAATTAATAACCTTTACTCAATCGTAGATAAAAATGCCAATCAAGTTCCTTTTAAACCAAATGTTGTTCAAGCTTTAATCAATAAATCACCTAGAAAAAGAAAAATAGTATTAAAAGCTCGGCAGTTTGGAGTCTCTACAAACGAAATTATTAAACTATTAGATTGGGTTATGCATAATGAAAACGCTACTGCTTGCATAATCGCACATGAACAAGGCGCAATCGAAAAGCTGTTTAGGATAGTTATTCGTGCTTATAAGTTTCTTCCCGAAGAAGCAAAGCCAGTTTTAGACCGCGGCGGTGGATCTCGTTATGAGTATTACTTTCCAGAAATTAACTCTCGTATTTATTGCGACTTAGAAGTCCGTGGTGACACGATCGGGAGGCTTCATGTATCAGAAGCAGCTTTCATGAAAGATTCATCCAGGCTTAAATCTACGCTACAGGCGGTACCTTTAGAGACTGGTCAAGTTCTTATCGAAACAACTCCTAACGGTTTAGCTAATTATTTCTACGATATGTGGGCCGAACAAGACTCCGTTTATGAAAAGATATTCTTCCCTTGGTATATTTTCCCAGAATATAAGATTCAATCAAAGCCGTTAATTTATACAGAAGATGAGCTAGAGCTTATAGAAAAGGCTAAAAATATTTATAATATAAGCGTAACGAATGAGCAAATTGCTTACAGAAGATTTAAGAAATCTGAAATGAAACGCTCAGATTATGACATCAGAAGGGTAACTTTTGAGCAAGAATACCCCGAAGATGATCAGTCTTGTTTCTTATCTAGTGGAGAATCAGTCTTAGATCTTTTCGCAGTCAACGCCATGATTAAAAATGCCAAGGACCCGATTAGAAGGGTAAACGGCATTAAAATCTTTAAAGAAAAAGTTAAAGGTTACAATTATGTTATCGGGGCGGATCCTGCCGAAGGAGTCGGTGGAGATGCCAGTGCAGCAGTCATGCTTTGCATAGAAACTTCCGATGTGGTTGCTGTATTTAACGGTCAACTTAAGCCGAGAGACTTCGCTTATAAGTTAAAAGAAATGGCAGAACTATATACCTTTCCTTCTCAATACCCACCGCTAATAGCCGTAGAAAGAAACAATCATGGACACGCCGTACTCTTAGCACTCGACGAATTAATCCGATACTCGCATATTTATCAAGATAAAGACGAGCGCATGGGACATAAAACGGACGGTATTTCTAGACCTTTGATGGTTGACAGGTTTGTAGAAGCCTTCGAAAATCAGCATATTACTATCCCGGATAAAGAAATATTAGCAGAGTGCTTGACGCTTGTTAATAATAACGGCAAAATTGAAGCATCGTCCGGAAAGCACGATGATCTCATTATCGCTTGCTGTATCGCTTTTCGAGTAAAACCGGACACCACAATTTCCTACGATAATCTAGAATCACAAATAAAACTTTAGTATTTTTTTAATATAAGGAAATGTTAAATGCCAGAAGCATTAGAAGAACAAAAAATAAAACCGCTACGGCCTCTCGGCTCTGACTCTGATAATCCTATAGATGATTTAATGGCTAATCTTATTGAAGAAACTTACTTTAAATCACCTTATGTTACTGATACTTATTTAGCTCCATATAATCCAGACGATCTTTATCAAAAGCATTGGGACTATTCTATTTACGAAAAGATGCTACAAGATGATCAAATTTCAGTCTGTATGCAGCTTAAAAAAGATTTAGTTTTAGGTGATGGCTTTATTATTCAGCCTCAATCAGAAGATCAAGACGAACTAGCAGACTTTCTAAAGTCCTGTCTTATGGATAGATACGAAGGTGACTTTGTAGAAGATCTAGAAGAAATATTAACTGCTTATGACTTCGGATTTTCTCTCACTGAAAAAGTATTTAAAGTTGAAGAAAACATGTTAGCACTTAAAAATCTAGTGACTCGTCACCCGGCTTCTTGGCTTATTCATACCGACCCGAAAGGTAAAATTAGCAAGTTTGAACAAAGAACTTCTGCCGGTGATTTAGAAATTAAACCGACTTCTTTAATTCACATGATTAATTCTAAGCGTTTTCAAAATCCATACGGCTATAGTGATATGCGTGCGGCTTATAACGCTTGGTTCACAAAACTTCATATAGTTCGTTATCTTTCTATCTTCTTAGAAAAAGCAGCCTCTCCTATTCCTGTAGGTCGTTATGATAAAAATGCACCCGAAGGAACAGGCGATAGACTTCTAAATATTCTTAAAAAGTTTCAATCTAAAACCGCTTTAGCTATTCCTAAAGACTTGGAAATTGAGTTCTTAGAAGCTAAAAACACCGGTGAGGCTTATCGTAATTCTATTCATATGTTTAATATGTTTATCGGTAGAGCATTATTTATTCCTGATCTTCTTGGCTTTACTGGATCAGAAACAGGTGGCGGATCTTTCAGCCTAGGTAAAGAGCAAATTAATATCTTCTTTCTACATATTCAAAGACGCAGAAACAGTCTAGAAAATTTAATTCAAAAAGAAATTATTAACCCGATTATTAAATACAATTTCGGTAACGTAGAAAATCCTCCGCTATTTAAGTTTAAACCATTAGATGATCTTAGAGCTTTAGAATTTGCTAAACTATGGCTAGACGCCGTTAAAGGAAAGTTCTACGAAGTAACAGACGAAGAAATTAATCACTTTAGAAAGCTTGTTAAGTTTCCAGAAGGTGAAATCATACGTCCTCAAGCTGCTAATCCTGCTATGCCATTAGACCCTAACGACCCAGAACTAGAACAAAAAGAAGTCGAAGAAAAAGATGATAAAGAAGAAAAGCCTGATCAAAAGGAAGAAGAAGAGAAAAAAGAATTTGCTAAAGCCTTTGATCAAACACCCGGCGACTATCATAAGAAAGTAAACTTTAAAGCTATTAAGACAAAACTAGATGACTATGATACCTCATTAATGAATGAAGTAGCTCCTGTGGTTAGAAAAATGCTCTTAGATCTTAATGATCAAATAGAAAAAAAGAAGATTATACAAAACCAAAATGTAGGTCGCATTGACGACCTATCTTTAAAGTATAAAAAAGAGTTAAAGCAAATTATTAAAAACTCTTTCTTTGGTTTATATAAAGACTCAGCAGCACAAGCTCAAAGTGAAATACAAAAGTCAGACTATGCTAAAAAGCCTCTAGCTGAAGATAAGTTTTTAGAAGTCTTAGATGCTGAAGTATTTAATTTTATTGGTGACTATGAATATGCAATTTTAAAGCGCACTCGTGTTGAATTAATCGCAGCAATTAAAGACGGGAAGCCTTTAAGCTCTGTTATCGGTGTACTAAGTGACGAATTGAAACCTCTAGCCGATGTAGCTCTAGAAAGATACGCTAGAACAAAACACACCGAAGTTATGAATAACGGCAGAAAAGAGTTTTTTGACTCTACTGGCGTCGTATCAGGTTATCAATATAGTGCGATCATGGATGAACGCACTTCTGAAATTTGCTCCGGTCTACATGGAAAATTCTTTAAAGCAGGAGATGAGCCAGTTCCGCCTATGCATTTTAATTGTAGATCTACTTTAATCCCGATTACTAAATATGAAGCATTTAAGCCTACCGAGACTATTCGTGGCGTAAGTGCTGAGAAGTTTATCGAGGATAATAAAAGCTCAGGATTTTCTAAATACACAGCCGTTTTAGAAAAAGAAATAGAGCAACCAAAAATAAGTGATCCTAATGTAGAAATAGAAACTATTTCTGATGGTCTAGTCGAGTTAACAAAGTACAGCTTATTCGGAAAAGTATTTCACGAAACCACTATCGAATATAAAGACGACGAGAAAAAAGAAATTAAAAAGTTGAGTCATAAAAACATAAAGTATGAATAAACTTGTTTATAATAAACTAACCGGAGCGTTAGACAAAATTCTTTTCGAAAAGAAACCAAAGGACGGAGAACAAGGTCCAGCGGGATTAAATGGTCAGAATGGACTTCCAGGACCGCAAGGAATACCGGGACCGAAAGGTGCACGTGGGCCCAAAGGTTTAGACGGATTAAACGGTAAAGATGGCATTGATGGCAAAGATGGACCACCAGGACCTCAAGGTAAAACTGGACCTCAAGGCGAAACTGGAATTGCTGGTCGAGCTAATTTAATTCATTCTACAACTATAATGCCGGGTGAAGATATCGGAGAAAACGACGATTGGGCTTTTACTGCTTTAGGTGAAATCTTCTATAAAGAAAAAAACAAGTGGAAGTTCTATAGAAAAATAGATAGCTCACCCGCTAGAGTTAGAAAACTACAGAACATTGGAAATGTAAAAATCACTAATCCACTACCGAATGACGTTCTAACTTGGAACGGTGCTTATTGGGAGAATACACAAATGTCTGGATCAGGCGCTACTAGTTATACAAAACATGTCGATTATGTTTCTGCTTCCGTGACTTATATCGGAGAAGCCACTCCCGGAACAGCAGATAGCTCGGCATTATGGAGAATTAAAAAAATCACAACTACAGGTGAGGACATTGATATTATGTTTGCCGATGGCAATGCCAATTTCGACAACGTATGGGATGACCGCGCTAGTTTAACTTATACTTAAAAGGAGTTTTTATGAGTTTATCAAATACAGCAGAAACAGCTATTCTAAATCAAATTTTTGTAGGCACAGCTACATCTTGGAACGCTAACACAGAATTATTTATTGCTTTATATGAATCCGATCCGGGAGAAGCTGGAAGTGCTACAACAGGAGAAACTACATACGGCGGTTATGCGCGCGCGGCAGTTACTAGAGCGACTGGATTTACAGTGGCAGGCAATTCTATTTCTAATGCCAGCACAGTAACTTTTATTACTTCTACTTCAGCGACTTCGAATTTAACTTATGCCGCTATCGTGACAAGTACCGCAGGAGCAGGAACAATTATCGTTAGAGCTGCTTTAGATAATGCGATTCCAACGACTGTAGGGGTTCAACCTCAATTTGCCGCTGGCGCATTATCATTTACAATTGACTAAGGATTAACGTGGCAGGATTTTCTAACTTATCAGATTTTAAAACTAAAGTTGTCGATGGTGGACAAAAACACTCTGGCACTTTTAGAAAAACTACAGCGGTCGCTACGACTGCTGGCGTTTGGTTTGATGGCTCGAACATGACCGGGCATCCAGTTACTAATTTCTACGCATCGACTCCTTTAAAAGCGGAATATTTATTAGCTCGTGAAGGTATTCAACACGGATCAAATGTAAGTCCAGCACAAAAACATTTAAAACGAGCTTGTATTATGTGCTCGGTTGCTCCTGTTAATTTATTATGGATCGACTCTTTATTATATTATCCATTTATTGACGGAGACTCTACTGAAGAACAAGTATTTGATAATACTAACACGTTAACTAGAAACACAGATGGAGCTGGCGTGATGGCTTATGTCGTTGCGCAAGGAGCTTACACTGGTGGCGGAGAATTTTATATCACATATACAAATCAAGACGGAGTTAGTGGAAGAACAAGCAAATTATGTAGAAGTAATGTGAGCACAACGGCAGGAACTATTATTTCTAGCGGCGCATCTTCCGGTGCCAGATCTAACTCGTGGATGATACCTCTACAAGATGGCGATACCGGAATACGCTCAGTAGAATCTTTTACGTTTACAACTGCTAACGGTGGTATTTTTGCTTTAGTGCTTTGTAAAGATTTAGGTTCTCAGTCAATTCGAGAGGCCAATGTGCCTTCAGAAAAAGATTTTTTAGTCGATACCGGATGGAATATGCCGATCATTCCTGATGGTGCTTATTTATCATTTTTAGTTTTGCCGAATGCAAGTATAGCAGCGGCACCAATTTACGGAAATATAGAAACAGTGTGGGGTTAATATGGCAGGTTTTTCAAGTACAGATGATTTAGTAAACGAAATATCAACGAACGGTAAAAAGTGGCGAGCACAATATAATAAAGTGACTGGACCGACTACCGCTTATGTTGCTGGTCGTGCTTACGATCTTTCTATTTTACCAGGAACTCCTGATAGAATGTTAGTCGGCGAGCATCTTATAAATAGTTTCGCTCCTTCAAGTTTATTTAACTGGACCGCTAACGGAACTGGATTTGCTGCGACCTCAAATACTTTTGCTAAAACTTCAGGAACCGGAACAACTCTCACGGCAGACTCTATGAATATCGCTATCGTAACTGGTCGATTTTATAGAGTTCAATATACAATTTCTTCTTGGTCTTCTTCTAACGTGAACTTTACTTTAGGCGGAGTTACTGGGACCGTAAGAGCTGCGACTGGAACTTTTGTAGAAATTATTACGGCCGCAAATACCAACGGTTTTGTATTACAAGCTTCTGTTAATACAGGAGTTTGGTCTGTTTCAAATATTTCTGTAGTCGAGTGGGGATCTTCTTCGGGAACTATTACGCCGATGTTTCAACCATTAACAACTTCTAATAGTCCGGCACTTTATCATGGTGGAGCCGTTTCTACAGATTTAAAATCTTTGTTAAGTATGGGATTAATGACGACTGCTGCGACCGGAGTCGGACAATTTTATCTAGTAGATTTATTAGGCGGATATGCATATTTAGATGCCAATTCTTCTTCTGCACAAACTTGCTCAAATACAAATACTTTACCTAGATATACGACGGGCGCAGGAGTTAAAGCCTTTATGGTATCGGGCGGAACTGGTTATGTAGTTACGAACGTAGCGCCGACAACTGTCGGAGCAACTCCTCATAACGTCTCAATGACATATACTAATTCGGGCGGAACTGGATCTAGACAAATGCCAGTAACGGTCGCTTGTACAGTTTCGGCTATTCAAGGGCATATTACTCACTCAGGAATTGCAGCGAACAATTATTTTCCTTTACCTTTAGCAAATGGTGATGCTGGCATTAGATCAATTCAGTCCGTAACTTTATCTGCCGGATCTGGAACTGCTGCTACTTATTATCACATGATTTTATATCGAGAATTGGCAATGATCCCAGTAGCAGCTCTTAACGTTTATTATGAACGCGATTTTGTAAATATGGTTCCAAGTTTAGAACAAGTTCAAGACGGTGCCGTTTTAGGATTAATTTATGTAGCTGGTGCCGCCACTGGTGCTTCTACAACTTTCTTAGGTTACATAGAAACGGCGTGGGGATAGATGGCACTTTTAGGAAACAGAACTGTACTAAATAGAATTTTGGGGCGTCAGCTTTCAAGTACGGGCGTTTCTTATTTTTATCCAGAAGCTATTGCACCCGTAAGCTCTAGAAAAAACAGACATCTTGGTGGAGTTCCACAATATACTTCTACGCCGAACGCTTATCTGCACCCGATGGCTTTAGTTTTACCTAAAACTTCTGGCGGTATGTCTTCTAATAAACAAGTAGAAATAGCTTTGGCTAAATCAGGAGCTACTTTAGTTAATGCTCAATATATGACCGCTGCTTCTACTGTTACATTTACATTAGTTTCGGCTACTCTTGGTCAAATCTTTGCAGCTTTAGCTTCCGGTACAATTACTTTTGCTCAAGCAACGGCAGCTTTAGAAGCTAAATTTGCAGCTACAGGATCGGGCGCAATTACTATTTCGGTTAGTTCGGCAGAACTTGGTGGAACTTTTTCTATGCAAGCCTCTTCTACTATAACAGTAACTCCGGCAGGATTATTAACAGCTATAGCATTTATGGAAGCTTCTGCCGGTGGAGCAACTCCGCTAAGTCCTGAAGGTCTAGCCGCGGCGGTTTGGTCAGCTTTAAAAACACAATACAATGAGGCCGGAACTATGGGCGAAGCTCTTAACGATGCCGGTGGAGCAGGCAATCCTTGGGCATCAGATTTAGCGTCGAATAATACTCCTGACACTTTCGGGGAACACGTTCAAAAACTTTTGAAAAAAGGCACTTACATAGCCTTAGAATAGGATTTTATGTCTAACACTATTAGAAATGTAGAAATCTTTTCCGCTGGAAAGTGGAACGGAGACGAGTACACACAAGCAGATCTTCAAGAAATGGTAAACGCCTTTAACGAAAACAAAGGAGTTAGACCATACTTAAAGCTAGGACACGACTCTAAACAGAAGCTTTTACAGGCCGACGGACTGCCGGCAGCCGGGTGGGTGGACCGGATTTATATAGTCGGGAATAAATTATGTGCGGATTTCGTTGACATACCCACCAAGATATATGATCTAATTAAAAACAAGGCATATAAAAAGGTCTCATCTGAGATCTTCTGGAATATCTCTATTGGAGATAAAACTTATAAACGTATGCTTGCCGCTGTAGCACTTCTCGGTGCAGACACTCCCGGAGTCATGAATTTAAATGACATCTTGGCGATGTATAAAAATCTAGAAAACACTTATGAAAAAATAGGCTCAGGCGAAACGCTTGAACTAAAAGAATTTAATTTAGAAAAAGGAGACAAGATGTCTAAAACAGAAAACGAAATCAAACTAGAGCTTGAGTTACAAGCTATCAAGGAAAAGGCTGAATCTTTAGAAGCAGAAAAGAAAGATTTCGCTTTAAAACAAGACGCAGACCAAAAAGAGTTAGAGGCATTAAAGCAATTTAAAGCCGATGCAGAAAAGAAAGAACAAGAGTTAAAATTAGAAAATGAAAAAATCAAAACAGAAAAGTTTGTTTCTGATTTAATCGCTAATAAACTTTGCACTCCTGCTATGAAGGACTTAATCACTGAGCTTTGTGGACCGGACAAAAAAGAATACTCAAAAGATAAATTAAGTAAAGAAGACGCCCTTAAAGAAATGTTAAAACTTTTCAGATCATCATTAGATGTTAACTTCGACGAGAGTTCATTAGATGAAGTTCCAGAAAAGAAAAACTTCAATATGGACGAAGAAATGACTAAAAAAGCTAAAGAGTACATGGAAAAAAATAAGTGCTCATACGCGCAAGCTGCGAAAGCAGTTTTAAAAGAATCAAAAAAGAAATAAGAAAGGAGTCTATACATGTCAAATCCAGCATCAATTTCATTTAAAGCTAATGCGACAATTTCTGCATACAGAATCGTTACATTTTTAACAGGAACTGCTAACACTGTGAAACTTCCTGCTTCATCAGCGGAACTTCCAGTAGGTATTACTGAGGACACAATCCTCGATACTACAGCGGCAATCCCAGTAGCTTTTTCTGGTATTCAGAAACTTTACTTTAACGATACTGTAACTTCAGGATCTTACGTTGCATCAAACAACGCAGGTCAAGGAGTTCCACACGTTAACGTAACAGCGGGTTCATTCGTAGTCGGAGTTTTAGTTGGTCCTACAGTAGCAGCTACAGGAACAATCGCCGATGTTTTAATTAACCCACACTTCAAGTCAATCCCATAATCTGGGATAAAAGGAAAGGAGCAGTACAATGCCATTAAAAAATCAATTACATGTTAATCAGTTACTCTCAAATGTGTCGGTTCAGTATAAAAATTCTGAATACATTTGGGATAAAGTTTTTCCAACCGTAAACGTACAAAAAGATTCGGACTTATATCGTGTATACGATAGAAACTTCCGTATCCCAGAAACTAAACGTGCACCTAAAGCGGTCGCTCGTGAGTTCGGTTTCGAGTTCTCAACTTCTTCATATTTATTAGAGCAACATGCTTTAAAAGATTATGTCGGAGTAGACGAAGAAGAAAACAACGATCAAGGTTCTTTACAAGTCGACACGACAGAGTCATTAACTGACGCTATTTATCGTCGCATGGAATTATCTTTAGCATCTTTGTTTACAACTACTAACTGGTCTTTGAACGTGTCTTTAGCTGCCGCAGCTATTTGGTCATCTAACACGGTTACTTCAGATCCGGTTCCGGTATTCGATACAGGAGCAACTTCGGTTATTAATGCTTCTGGAAAAACACCGACTTTCGCAATCTTACCACGTGATGGATTTATCGCTTTTAAAAACCACGTTTCTGTTCTTGATCGTATCAAGTACACTAGCGCAGAAGTTTCTCAAAGCATGGTTCAAGCATTAATCGGAGTTCAAGAATTGTTAGTCCCTACTGCGGTACAAGATACAGCAGCAGAAGGTTTAACAGTTTCTACTACGCCGTTCTTTGCTGACATCGCTTTCTTAGGTTGGAAGCCAGCATCGGCAGGAATTAAAACTCCTTCATGCGGTTACACTTTTGCTAAAGCAGCTCCGCGAGTTCGCAGTTGGTTTGACCAGGAAAGAAACGCTACAGCTATCGAAGTTGAAGTAAAATATCAACACAAGGTAGTTGCTTCGTTAACTGGTTATTTAATCAATAACACCGTCTAAAAGTTATTTAAAACTTGGTTGGGCCTGTTTACTTGGGGTTTACAGGTCCGATCATTTTTCATTTAATCTAAACCCCATACTTTTTTAAGGAGACTATATGTCTGAAACAACCCCAACATTTGCAGAAGCCAAAGGCACAGAAGCTAATCAGCAAGCTAAAAAACTCGCTAAGGCAAAATCTGCTAAAAAGAAACTTAAGTTTCCAGTTATGTACACACAAAACGGATTCAAAGTTCTATCTCTTACGTTCAAGCCAAGTGGCGTTTATAGAAACTACATTGGCAACTTAAATAAAAAAGAAGAAAAATTACATATCAAACAAATGATTTCCGATTGGAAAACAGAAGGTCTATTTATTCGAGAAGATCAAATCGAAGAATATGCCGAGAAGTTTGCTAAGACTAGTTACAAAGTTTAGAGGACAAAATGGGAATATACGCAAGCACGACAAGCCTACAAATATTAATGATCGGTACGGAGTTTGACACTGCGACTACTTCCCTTTGCACTAAATTAATTGATCACGCCGAAAATGAAGTTAATAAATATATTTCGAAGCGGTACGATATAGGCTCATTCTATACTACGACAGCCTCAGTACCGCCGATCTTAACATCTCTCACAGAAACATTAACCGAAGGATATATGTATCAACGTATGTCTAGAGGCGGAAAAGACGCCATGTCTAGAGGCAAAATGCTAATAGATCAAGCGTTATTAAATTTAAAATTAATTGCAGAATACAAAGCCGATTTAACAGATGCAGATGGAGATATTATTTCTGACTCTGCCAATAGTGCATTTCAAGTTCTATCTACTACATCAGATTATTCAAACACATTTAACGAAGACGATCCTTTAAGCTGGGAAGTTGACCCAGATAAGTTAGATGACATTTCTACGGAGCGCGAATAATGGCAGAAATTGCAGTAGCAGAATTTAATAACGAAGAAGTCTCAGCCTTTTTAAAAGGATTAGATGCTCGTTTAAAAAAAGTTAGTGGAGCTGATAAAAAATATGTCGGCTTACTTTCTGCTATTGTATACGCTGATATTATAAAGCACTTTCAAGAACAAAAAGGCTCAGAAGGTCCTTGGAAATCATGGTCTAAATCTTATAAAGACTATATGCAAAAAATAGGCAAAGGTGGAAATCAAATTTTACAAGATAGTGGACGCCTTAGAAATACTTTCTTGCCTACGAGTAATAGAAAAACTTCTGCCGGTATTCTTTGGTTTAATAATGCTAAAACTGCTGGTGGATTTCCGTACGCAGCCGCTCACGATGAGGGTGGGCCGAAGTTACCCAAACGTGACTTCATGTGGTTAACCGATGAAGCCATGGAAAAGATTTCAGTTCAAACTTTGCAATTCATGATTGACGAGGGTGTTTAGATGGCAGCTCGCGCAGATTTAAACGGGATTAAATCATCAATTTTATCTATTTTAACTACAGCAAATACTACTACGGCTAGCCCGATAGACTTATCTGCTGGGCTTTCTAATTCTAAAAGAGTCGTTAAAGTTCTAAAAGTTAATCCTGAGAGAATAGCGCCTCAAGCAAGTTTCTTTCCTTTAGTGACTTGTTATGTAGAAAGCAAAGCTATGCGCAGGGATGATATTGCTAAAGATCAATTAAATGTAAAAAGACGAGCCACTGTAGAAATTAAAGTTGTCGGCTCTGTATGGAACAATAATTTTAATAGTCTTACGGAAGATCCAGCCGACGAAGATATTAATTACTTGATGGAAAACATCGAGTTAATTTTACGCTCAGATTCGACACTACAAGGAAAAGTAACTTGGCAGAAGTCGGTTGACTGTAAGTTCTATACAACTATGCTAGATGAACAAACGCACTTACGCTCCGGAGTTTTGTCTCTCGAAGCAGAAGTATTTTATTAAGGAGTAACCCCAAGTGAAACCAGACCACATACAAAAACAATCCGAAGTAGCATATACCCAGTGGGCCGAACAATGGCGCAGACACGCCGTAGAACATTCTAAATATGAAAAGAAACCTTTGTCAGATTTTCAGGAAGTAGGTGTAGGAAAAGCTATTTTATTAGTAGCTAATGGCTATTCTTTCGAAGAACAAATTGAAACGATTAAAACTTATAAAGATAATGTAGATATCATGTGTTGTGATAAATCTTTAGGTCATTTGCTAAACAACGGTATCACGCCTACATACTGCGTAGTTTGTGATGCTAATGTAGATTACGATAAGTATTTAAAGCCTTACAAAGATCAATTACAAGACACAGTTTTATTTATTAACGTGTGCGGAAATCCAGTATGGACCGAAAAAGGTAATTGGAAATCTACTTATTTCTTTGCAAATAAAGACGTTATTGAGTCAGAAAAAGAATTTTGTAAATTATCAGGAACTAAAAATGTTATCATAGCAGGAACGAACGTCTCAAATGCTATGCTTATTTTATTAACTCAATGTGAAACCGGAAAGAAAAATAATTTCTTTGGCTACGACAAATATATTTTAACTGGTTATGACTACAGTTGGAAGTTTAACGGGAACTATTATGCTTTTGATAAAGATGCACAAGGCAAAGACGATTATATGAAGCATCTGTATTTTTATGCAGACGATGGGACTCCGATGTGGTCATCCGGTAATCTTCATTTTTCTAGACAGTGGATCGAAGAGTATGTTCGAACATTCTTTATTCCTGTAGTTCAAACGGCTAAACATTCAACTCTACAGTTCGGGCCTACAAAAGATTTAGCTTATCAAATGCAGTACAGAGAAAATACTGATGACGCTAAAACTTTAAAGCTATTAAAAACTGAGCTAGAAAAAGGCAAAAGTATAATGGCTAAAATAGACTATACGATTAACAATATTGAAAAAAGACATTTTGAATCATTTTTAAAAAGTATTTAAAGGAGTATTAATATGGCATTAGGCGATGGAGTAACAACTGGCGATCTTAGTTATCTAGCGATCGGCAGAGAATTAACTTATGGAGCATACAACACAGCTACGGCTGGTTTAAATTTTCTTTCCGCTTCTCTAAAGATTACAAAAGAAACAAAGATTTTAGAAGAAATCCAAACATCAAGAACTAACTCTAATTTTATCCAACTAGGAAGAACACTAGAAGGTGAAATCGAGGGTTATTTCTCACCGATGAATTTAGCATGTAATTATTTATTACATAACGCTTTCGGTGGTGGAACTGTAGTTTCTGCAACTGCAACTGGTGATACTGTAGGCTCAGGAACATTTCAGCACACAGTAAGCATTAATAACTTCTTGAATACTTATTCATCGTTATGCATAAATATGCGTAAAGGTGACGCCACTAGTGGTAAGATCTTCGAGTATTCTGGCTTAAGAGTAGACGAGTTCGGATTAACTGCCGAAATCGACGAGCCATTAATGATGAACGTTTCTTTAATCGGAAAAGACGCAAGCTTAACGGCTAACAATGTCGCTTCGGTTTTAGATACTACAAATCAAATTCCTTTAAGCTTTGTAAATGGTCGCTTCTCTGTAGAAACTTCTACGGCTGGATTAACTACTACAAGTTTCTGGAATGTTCAGTCATTTGCTTTTAGTGTAAAAAATAATTTAAATGCAGATACTACTTCACGACGAATCGGTAGCGATGTGCTTTCGGTTCTTCCTGCTGGTTTAGCACAGTTCGAGTTAAGTTGCTCAGTAAGATTTGATACAACTACAGCTTACGATGCTATGATGGCAGGAACTCGATTTGCGGCAGAGTTTCAATTTCAAGGACCAACTATGACGGGCTCTAGTTTAAGAGAATCAATTAAATTTACAATGCCGTATGTAGTAATTGCTGATGCTGGTGATCCAGAAATCGGTGGACCTAACGAGCCGTTAGTAAGTGAAATTACTTTCGCTGTTCTTCGTGACCCAACAACTTCAGGCTACGCTGTTCAATCAGTAGTTTTAAATAAGACAAATAGTTATGCTTAATTGGTTATTTTCTAAATCATTAAAAGATCATTTATACGCATCTAAAAAGGTGCGCATAAATGGTATTACTTTTGAAATTAAAAAGTTAAATACTATTAATTATTTAGATGGTACCAATACAATAAAACAAACATTTGAAACTTATAAAAATAAACAAGACTTAACTGGTGTAGTTCAAGAGAAGAAAGTCATTGAGTATTTCTCGGATGTTATTTGTGGTTGTGTGGTTCACCCAAGAATCACACATAAAAAAGAAGATACTGGCATTTGGGTGCAGGATTTATTTGTCGATTGGGATTTAGTTGTCGCGCTATATAATGAGATCATGAGTTTTACTTACGGTAAAAAAAAAATGAAACAGTTAGCGTCTCAAAACAAAGGCTAGTCGATATTGATTATCTATCACGCAGATATGGAAGTCTGCCTAGTGAATTTTTAAAACTTTCTGCCGATGAATTGCAATTTAATTTATTAGTTGCAAGCGTCGGAACAACAGAAGAAAAACGACAGGCTGAAAAGGCCAGAAAACAGACAAGGATGTATGGCAAATAAAGAAGCATCGTTACTGTTAAAAATAAAAACAGCAGGACAAGAAGCTCTAGATAAAGTTGTATTTACTTTTGGTGATTTAGTAAATTTAGGCAAAGAATTATTTAGTGCAATCAGTTTTCCAATTAAACAATTTCAAGAACAAGAAGCCGCTACTAACTCATTAAACAGAGCTTTAGTAAATGGTGGTATCTACACACGAGAACTATCAAAAGATTATTTAGATCAAGCCGAAGCATTGTCAAAAGTAACTATGTTCGGTGACGAGCAAATTATACAAGCGCAATCAGCATACACTCAATTTGCTAAAAATATTCCTTTAACAAAAGAAGCTACTTCAGCAATCTTAGACTTCGCACAAGCTCAAGGAATAGATGCAGCTCAAGCAGCCGAAGTTATTGGTAAATCTATAGGAACTTCCACTAATGCATTAGCTAGATATGGAATCGAAGTTGCTAAAGGAGCAACTGAACAAGAAAAATTTCAACAAGTAATGACTGGTTTAAATTCTAAATTTGGCGGTCAAGCACAAGCAGCAACGGATGGACTTGGTGCTTTACAATTATTACAAAAATCAGTTTTTGAATTATTTGAAGTTTTAGGTGCACGACTAGCTCCTGTAATTACTTTAGTAGCAAATGAATTAAACGCTTTAGTATCTAACTCTGGATCTTTTACCGGATTTATAGACGGTATCGGAACAGCTTTTGAGTTCGTAATTAAAACTGCTGCTGGTGTTTCTTTCGCTTTTCAAAGCTTAGGCACTATCATCGGTGGAACTTTAGGAACTATAGCGCAGTCACTTTCTTATTTAGTAGAAGGTGAATTTGGAAAAGCCAAAGACTCATTAACTAGTGGTTTTACAGATCTAGGAACAGAACTAGAAACTATCACAAATGGTTATCAAGCTAAATTACAAGCAATAGACGAAGCCTCTTTAGCGGCTAAACAGCAGAAGTATGTTCAAGAAGAACAGATGCTAAAAGACTCTTTACTTAGACAAAACGAAATTAAAGCAGTCAATAATGAAGAACAAAGAGTCAAAGAAATGGAAGACTCTATTGCTAAACAGGAAGAAGATATTGCACTAATTGGAGCTAAAGAAGCTCAGAAAAATGAAGTCTTTAAAAAAGCAGCAGAAGCAAAATTACAAGAAGCAACTACAGATAAACAAAAGCTTGCTGCGATGGACGACATTTATAGATTAAACGAAGAAAAAAAAGAAATTAAATTAAGAGAGTTTAAACAGAACCAACAAAAGTTAATGCTTCAAGGTTATGCTCAGTTCACTGATGGATTAGCTTCTCTTTCTAGTTCTTCAAATAGTCAGTTAGCATCTATCGGAAAAGCTGCTGCTATTTCTAGTGCTACTATTAACGCTTATTTAGCTATTCAAAATGCTTTAGCTAATGTTCCTTTTCCTGCCAATATTGCCGCTGCTGCTGGTATCGGTGTGAGCGCCTTTGCTAACGTGTCTAAAATTGCCGGTGTTCAATTAGCCGAAGGCGGTATCGTAATGCCAAGACCGGGTGGAACTCAAGCCACAATCGGAGAAGCTGGGCAAGCCGAAGCCGTTATTCCTTTAGATAGAGCAGCCGAGTTTGGTTTAGGCGGCGGTGGCGGTTCTATGATTATAAATGTTTACGGTGGACTTCTCGGAAGTGAGTCAGATGCTAGACAATTTGCCGTAGCAGTAGACAAAGAACTTTTAAAACTTCGAAGAAATAATGAGTCAGTTTCTTTTGATTCAGGAGTGATTTAATGGAGTTTATTAAAGCCAATTTATTAAACACGACAACACAAATAGCCGTTAATTCAAATACAGGAACGGCCGGAAATTTGTTCACCCGTGACCCATATTATCAATATTATTCTGATGGATTAAATAATGATGCAACGACAGCATCTATTACGATTAGCTTCGGCGCTACGACTTCTGTTTCTAGAATTGCTTTGCTAGATACTAACTTCGAACAATTTAGAATGTTCTATAACGGTGCTACTGCTAATAGTTTTACTTTATTAAATGCAGATACAACGACAAGTAACTACACTAACAATGTAGAGACTAATAAATATTTTAGATTTTCCACTCTAGCAGTAAGCTCTATCACTTTAGAATGTACTACTACACAAGTAGCTAATAGCGAAAAGCTTTTAGGTCTTTTAGTATTATCTGACTTAGAAGTTTCTTTAGATAAAATTCCTTCGGCTCAACAATACAAACCGAAGATTGTGCCGAAACAAGTTGTGCATAAATTATCAGATGGTGGAACTCGAATCAATACGGTTCGTAGAAAATTCGAAGCTAGCTTAAGCTTAGAATATATCGACGAGGCCGAAAGAAATGTTCTTTATGATCTTTATAATCAAGACTCTCCTTTTAATTTCTGCCCGTTCGGAACAACTACAGGCTGGGATGGTCTTTTATTCGAAACCGTTTGGAGTGGTGATTTTGATTTCTATGAGTATTCTGATAATGCCGCTTCGAGTGGCTTCGGTGGTAAAATTAGCTTAAAGGAGACTCCAACTTGAGTAGCCTTTTAAATTTAATTAAATCACCAAAGTCTAGAGTTTTTACTAGATGTTATATTAGACGTAGAACTGCTACGACCGGTTTATTTGAGACCACTTGGCAGGATATAACTACCGATGTAAAAAAATTTGGTAAAATTACTAACTCGATGGACGCTCAAAGGCGCTCTAAATTTACATTTGGTAACGCTAAAATAGTAACAGAAAATTCATCTGGAAAATATAACCCTCATAATGATGTTTCTAGTTTTTGGTTTGGTTATCTAAATCAGCAAAGAACATTAGTTAGAATAGATGCAGGATTTTTATATTCTACAAAAGCTTCTAGCGGTATCTATACAAATTACGAGTTTCCATATCAAGCAGCTTGGGATGTTTCTGAGTGGGATGAAGTTCAATCTCAATGGGACGCCGAAGAAAGCGCAACTGTTTTTACTGGTGTAATTTCTGGTGATATTGCTTTTAGTGAAACTAATGAAGTCACTTTTAATGTTAAGCCACTAATGTCAGTGTTTCAAGAATACCCGGCAAGAAACTTAACCGGATGGACTTCTACAGGAATGACAGCTAGTCAATTTGTTTCGATGGTTAGAGATCAAGTTGATCCTTTTGGTAACTTTATTTTTAAACCATTTTTTAATAACACAACTTCATATTTTGATATAAGCACAACTAGTAATATTTATTCTAATTTAAATACTTCAACCGCTAAAGATGTCATTGATAAGAACGTCTACGAAATTATCGAGAAGCTTGCAGAAGCCGAAGACTTTGTTCCTTATATTTCTAAAGATGGTATTTTTAAATTTGTTTCTAGATCATCTGGGTTATCAACAACTAGTTTCGAGTTCTACGGAGCAGGATCTAGAAATTCGGAATATGGTCACACGATTAAAAAAGTAACTTCTTATGGGTTTAGAGCTTCTAAATATTATTCTAGAGTACAAATTAAATTTAACGAAGCGTCTACAGCGACAAGTTATGTAGCAGTCGAGTCTACATTAACAGTAAGTGCCGCTAATAATCCTTGGGTATTGGGTGCTAAAACTTTTTCATTAGACAATTATTATATCCCAAATACAGCCACGGCTTTAGCTTTAGCAACTAACATATTTAATGACTCGTCAGCTTTAAAAAACGAAATAGAATATGAAACATCATTTATTCCGCACCTAGACCTTTTTGACAGAATATCGGTAACTTATGACCCAAATCCTATTGCCGCTTCTAGTCTATGGGATCAAAAAAGCTGGGCTGATGATGCTATTGATTCTAATGACGATTTAATTTTTGACCCACAAGAAAATGACTCTTTGTTATTAAGTGGTCAGGAGTTTAAATTTATATCATTTGAAATTGACCTTGATAATTACTCGAATAAAATAATAGCCAGGGAAGTGTAACGATGCCAGCATCTCAAACAATAACAGCATTTTATAGTTTTAGTCCGAATACGACTATTTATTCCGCTCAGGTTAATAATAATTTTGATTTAATGAGAGGACATTGGCTTCCTATTGACGGAAGTACAACTGCATTTTCTAACAACGCTTATGATCTTGGATCTTCAGTTGCGTCTTGGAGAAATACTTATTCTACCAATTTATATTTAGGCGCTTCTGGAACAATTAATTTATTAACTGCTAGCACGACTTCTTTTACTTTACCAAATAGAAGCGGAACTTTAGCTCTAAGCACTACTCCAACTATTCAGATCTTTGATTCTGCTTCTTCTGGAACTTATACAACTCCAACAAATTGCAAATGTATTATTGTAAAAATGGTAGGCGCAGGCGGCGGAGGCGGAGCAAATGGTTCCGGTCCTAGTAATGGGACTAGTGGTGGAAATACAGTTTTCGGAAGTGCTACTGCTGGCGGAGGAGCTTACGCGCCTTCAGGCGGCGGTTCTCCTGGCGGCGCAGGCGGAACAAATACAACCGCCTACACAAATATTTTAAATATTGCCGGACAAGCGGGAAGTCCTGGCGGTTATGCTATCGACGAACCCGGATCTTTAGGCGGAAGCTCTATTTTAGGTGGCGGCGGAGTTGGCGGTGCTCGAGGTGCTGGCGGAACAACACCGGGCGGAACTCCTTCAGGATTTGGCGGCGGCGGCGGCGGCGGCGGTGGAAATGGCACTTATGCTTCTGGTGCTGGCGGAGGAGCTGGTGCATATCAAGAGTTTTTGATAACAAGTCCTTCGGCAACTTATAGTTATACCGTAGGAGCAGCAGGAACTCTTGGCGGAGCAGGAGGCGGTGGGAATAATGGCGGACCAGGATTTAAAGGCGCTATTATTGTTATCGAATATTATTAAAAGGAAAATTATGAAACAAGAAACAATAAGATTATTAATTGATGTTTTAATTGTGCCTCTAGTAAGTGCGGCAGTTTTTGTTCTTTGGGATTTAAATAAATCTGTTGGTGCTCTTAATGTAACAGTTGGCATTTTAATTAACAGCAATCAAAGCATTGAAAAACGAGTCGATAAATTAGAAGAAAAATTATTAAGAAACTAAACGAAGGAGAATAAAATGGAAATCTTAAACAAATTAACAGCATTAAGCGAAAGCTTAGGATTGGGGAAAACACAAGTGGAAGAAGTAAAATCAGACGTTGAAGCATTTGGAGCAATTAAATTTGAAGAAGGAAAAGCCTTGGGATTAGAAGAAGGCAAAGCAGCCGGTCTAATAGAAGGTGAAGTCATCGGATATCAAAAAGGATTCGAAGCCGGAGTTGCTTCTGTAGGCGGTGAATTGCCACCACCCTCAGACAAAATCTATTCACAAGTTGAGTTGGATGCTGCTCTTATTGTTAAAGCTAATGAAGTTAAAGCAGCTATTAAGGCTAAGTATGAAGAAGCGCAAGCAAAAGAATCTGAAATCGAAGCTGCTGTCTTTGCAGAAGAAGCTCCGCCAGTAGTTGTTGAGCCAGTGGTTTAATATGGACGCAAAAACAATCGTATTAAAACACGCACAAGCTTGCGCTAAAGAGTTAGCTAAAGAAGTTTATTTGCCTAAGATTCGAAAAGTTGTTTCGGAAACTCCGAATCCTTATGATGATGTAGTTCTTGGTGCATTAGAACCTTTAATTGCTGATGCTTTAGAAAAAGATTTCACTAAAAAGTTATCTGTAGTTGTTGGTGCATAAATGCCTAGCCAATTAATTAATATAATAAACTTGATTGGCAAAACTGCTGCGGCTCAGTTATCTGGGCCGTGGGGCTTTGTAGCTAAAATAGTTTTATCTTTAGCTATTAAAATTCTAGACTATTATAAAATTAAACACGAACTAAAACAGCAGTCAGAACAAAAGCTAGAAGATTTTGAAAAAGCTTTAAAAGATTTAAACTTAACAGATGCGGAAAAAGATGAAGCTCGTCGTAATTTTCTTAAGTAGTTTTTTATTATGGTCTTGCGATGAGAGTCGTAAGATCATTCTATTTTCTTTAGATGTAAAGAACGACATGGCTCATCCATATTTAGTTGATGGTGTTAATAAAAAAACAGGCGAGTTGTCTTTAAAATCTTTAGAAACAGTTAGCCTAAAATCACCAGCTCTTAACGATGCTATTTGTGTAACTTATCAAGATTATAATTATGGCAATTATTTATTTAAGAGGTGGTATGCTACTCAAAATTAAAGCTTTATTTTTATGGCTAACAACTCCGCTTCAGAAGTTTTTACAAAGAGTTGGAAATCAAGAAGCGTTAATGAGTCCCGAACAAGTTGACCGATGTATTCAATTAATAGAACCGGGTGATATTTTATTAAGTTATGAGAGTGGTCGCCCTACTTCTTTTTTTATAAAAGGTTATTACGATCATGCGGCTTTAGTAACTGCTAAAAGAACCGTTATGGAAGCCGTAGGTGATTATTATATTAAAAATCCAAGGGGAACAAAAAAGAACTTTGGTGGAGTTAGACAAGTTGATTTAGAAGCTTGGTTATTTAAAAAAGATTCAGTTTGTATAATTAGACCAGTCTATGATTCAGAAAAACATAAAATAGATCATAATAAATTAGCTTCTAGATCTGTTTTTTTCTATGAAGGTTTAGGATACGACTATAATTTTAAATTTGGAAATGAATATATTTATTGTTCAGAATTAGTTTATGCTTCTTATAAAAAAAATGATTTAATGTTTATGCACCACATTCCTGATAATAAAGAAATATTGCCAAATGATTATTATACAGCGTGCTTCGAGTCTCAAAGATCTGAAATGTTTTTTCAGATTATATATGAAGCAAGAAACGGTTAGGAGCTTATATGCCAAGTACAGCAACGATAACAGCTTTTTATAATTTTACTGCTAACACAAAGGCTAGGGCCTCGCAGGTTAATACAAACTTTGATAATTTTAGAGGTCATTTAATTCCTATTAGTCCTTTAACGGCAACAAGTGCAAATAATACTTACGATCTTGGATCTAATGAATATAGATGGAGAGATGTTTATTCAAGAAGTTTGAATTTAAACAGTAATACTACAACCGGTAGTGACATTTCAATCGAAGGTTTAACTAGTGGTTCAAGCGCAGCAATTTTATTTAAAATCGGCGGCACTGAATATTTCAGAGTACAAGCTTCTACAGGAAATACATCAACAGCAGCAATAGGACAATTTGCAGTTTCAAGTGGTTTTACTGCTGGCGGTTTTTATTTAACTGGAACATCTCACATGGCTGGTACTACAATAACAATATCTAGTTCTGGAAAGCCTATTGATTTATTTATTCAAGGTGGAGCTACTTTAAATTCTTATCAATTATTTGGATCATCGGCTGGATCTGTTACGGTTAATGGTTATTTAAGTTTCTATAGGGGATCAACACTTATTACTTCTTTTCAACAAACATTAGCTATTCCATATACAACAACATATACAACGGCTTTATTAGGGATAGATCGTCCTTTAACAGCATTAAACTTTACAGATTTTATATCAGCAGGCACATATAACTATAGTCTACACTACAATATTATTACCGGAGCTATTGATATGCCGCAAATTAAGCTATATGCAAAAGAAAGATTATATTAATTAATTGACTCGATTATAATTTAGTCATTTAATTTTCTCATGCTTAAACCCCTACAAAATGCACTTTATCGTTTAAAATACAGATACGCCCCACAATTAAAACTAGACCGCCCTGTAGACGTTAGTCTTGAATTAGCTTCTGCTTGTAACCAACGATGCGGTTATTGTTATCACGCAGATCAAAAAAGTTTGCCTTTTACTAAGGGCATTATGGATTATAAAACTGCACAATTAATTATAGTAGATGCTGCAAGTCTAGGAGTTAATTCTCTAAAGTTTAATTTTAGAGGAGAGTCTACATTAAACCCACGATTTAGAGACATAACTAAATTTGCAAAAGATCACGCCTCTGGTGGGACATTCATAGATAGAATTACAAATAGTAATTTTAAATTTGATACTTCTAGAGAAGACATATTCGAAGGTTTATGTAATCAAACTAAAGTTAAAGTTTCTTTTGATTCTTTTAATGCAGAAGTTATGCACTCGCAACGTGCGGGCTCGATTCATTCTTTAGCTTTAAAAAATATTGATTATTTTTATAACCATCCAAAGCGCAAAGATACAAAGTTAATAGTTCAAGCCGTTAGAACTAAACTTAATAAAGACGAAGATATTATCGGAGAAGCCAAAAAAAGATGGCCTGAAGCTGGTGTTTCAGTCCGTGATATGGTTGGCGGACGAGTAAACGCAGACCTTCAGGCCCTAGAACATCGTGAGCGGGATTTTTCTAATCGTCAATCATGTTTACAGGCTCATAATAGATTAATATTTGACTGGGAAGGAAACGCCCAAGCCTGTTGTCCAGATACAGGATCCAAGCTTCAGTTCGGGAATATATACGACAAAAACGTATATCAAATCTTTAACTCTGAGGCTGCTAAACAGCTTAGGATTTCTTTACTAAATAAATCTGCCTTTGCTTTGTCTCCATGTAATAAGTGCTCTAGCTTCGAAAGTTTCAAAGGCTACAAACACCCGTGGGGTTCATAATGGAAGAAGAAGAAGTAGTTTGCATAGAAATGGATACATCTGATTTTTTTCTCGATAAGGATAAAAGTCTAGTTTTAAAAATAGAATTTCTTGACGAACACGAAAATAAATATGTGACTTTTGCAGATGCAGAAATATTTATTGATCATTTAGTAGAGCGTCGTTTAGTAGCAAGATCTAATTTTAAAGAAAAGTTAAATTAAATGAATATCGGGATAGTTATATGTTCGCGTTTATCTTCAAATAGACTGCCAAATAAAGCTCATCTTTTATTAGAAAATAAAACTATAATTGCTCATTTAGTTGGACAAATAAAAGATCTTGGTTTGCCTATAGTCATTAGTGTTCCGCACGTAGACTTTCTTAATTATGTTAATGATGAGTCAATGCCTAAAGCTAATAATATTTTAATACATCAGTCGGAACATTCTGATGATCCTTTGGCTAGAAAAGCTCAAGTGGCTAAACAATTCGGATTTGATGCAGTTATTAGAATTACTCATGACAAAATATTTATTGATACAGATTGCTTAAAAGAAGCGTTGTCATATTTCACAAAAGAAAAATTAGATTATCTATACACATCTAACTTAATAGCAGGAACTAATTTTGAAATCATATCTAATAAGTGTTTACAAGAAGCTGCATATAAATTTAAAAATGTAGAGCATATTAGTTACGCTGTTAGAAATGTTTCTAGATCTACTATCGCTTATACTTTTAATCAGCATGATTATAATATTAAAAACGTAAATTTATTAATCGACTACGAAGATGACTACAAGTTTTTTCAAGTATTGTTTTCACAGATTAAACCAAATGCAAAGTTAAAAGATGTTCTTTTATATCTAAGTAAAAATCCTGAAGTAATTTCTATAAATCAAAAGCCTTTATTATCTATCTACACTTGTGCATATAATTCTAGTTTATATATGGATGCTTGCATCGAGTCTGTTTTAGAACAAAATAATTTTACAGATTACGAATATATAATGATCGACGACTGTTCTTCTGACTCTACTTTTGAAATCATGGCTAAATCATCTATCGGGAATAATAACTTAAGATATTATAGAAACGGTCGAAATCTAGGTCTGGCTACGTCTAGCAATATCGCTCTTTCTAAAGCTAAGGGACAATTTATTTTAAGATTAGACTCCGATGATTATTTTACCAACACAAGTGTATGTTCTGAAATGCTAGAATTTATGAGACTACATAATAATGAAATCTTATATCCGGATAACTATTTTGGATCTAGAGATATTGTGCAAAAAGGAAGTGAAAATCATCACGTTGGTGGAGCTATGTTTAACAAGTCTGCTTTAAATTTTATTAAATTTACCGATGGTCTTAGAGGCTACGAAGGTTATGATTTATTCTTAAGAGCTAATAACAGATTAAAAATAGGATACTTTGAAAAGCCAACCTTCTTTTATACTCAAAGACCTACTTCATTATCTAAGACTACATTAAAAGCTAGAGAAAAAATAAAAAAGCAAATAGAAGAAAGAATTAAAACCAATGAGACATAATCAAGGCATAGACATTTTAAGGCTTTTATCTAAAGGTGGAAACACTGGTTGGAATGAAATGCTAAAAGACTGTTATAATAAAAATGATATTAATGCTCTTGTAGATATTCATTATCGTTTATCTGTAGGTATGACCGATTTAGAAAAGACTAAAATGAATACTCCTAAAATAAATGATATATTTGTTAGATGGATTAGATCTTTAGAAATAACGGCTCTAAGAATAGGAAAGAAAATTAATCCTAACCCATTAGATACTGCTGGACCCGATAAGATTAAAACATTTTCAGCAGAAGAAATTAAGACTATGAAAGCGCATAAAGAAAAAAGAAAACAAGCAATTTTAGGTTACTTTAGAAAGCAGGCTTTTTAATGAAGCACAAAAGATCATTTGGTCCGAGAGTTAGTTATCCTTTAGCGGAAGCCTATATACATCCACATAATAATTTTACTGTCATAGCAGGATCTTGTTCTGTAGAAGATAGTGAACAAGTATTTGATTCGGCTAATTTCGTATCAAGACATGGTGCTACTCATTTGCGTGGTGGAGTTTTTTTCGCTGGTACATATCCAAGTAAAGATAAGCCTTTTGGGTGGAAAGAACACTCTTTGCTAGTGGCTTTTCATAATGCTGCTAAACATTTTAAATTAAAAAATATTGTTGAAGTTTTAGATTATAGCAAAGAGTCTTTTGATTTAATTCTTCCTTATGCAGATTGTTTACAAGTCGGCGCTAGATCTATGCAAAACTATTCTTTACTTAGAAGATTAGGAGAATTTAACAAGCCTGTATTTTTAAAAAGAAATGTTGGTGCTACTGTAGACGAGTGGCTTGGCTCTGTAGAACATTTATTAATAGGTGGAGTTAAAGAATTATATTTGATCGAGCGCGGATCATCTACTTTTCATAATGATGTTCGTTGGACTCCGTGTGTTCATACAATTCCTTCGGTGCAAAGTATTTGTAATATTCCTATTATTATGGATGCAAGTCACGGAACAGGTCGTAGGGATTTAGTTTCGGCTATGACACTTGCGGGAGTTGCCGCAGGAGCCAATGGAGTTTTAGTTGAAACACATATAAGTCCGGAACATAGTATATCGGACGCCGAGCAGGCTATTGATTACAAAACTTTTGAAACATTAATGAAGAAAGTCTTTTTAATAAAAGACGCTTTAAATAAATAGGAGAAACCCCAATGATTTGTTGTAACTGTGGATCGAATGACTGGAAAGATGTAGATCAGTATCGCTTTAAAGATAAAGATGATAAAGGAAAAAAAATCGGCATGGCTATGTGTAACTCATGCGGAATGATTTCGTATCCTTCAAAATATCAAAGCAAAGAAGAAATTATTGCTCACTATAGAAAAGAATATAGAAAACCACCGAGCGTGATTAATATGTTTACGGGTCAGCGAAAGAATCACTTTCACATGGCCTTTTTAAAAGAGTATTTAGAAAATTGGAAGAAATCTAAAAACGAAGTAAACATTGTAGAAATCGGAGCCGCTTTCGGTTTATCTTTAAACTTGTTTCAACAAATTTTACCAGAAGCAAATATTGAAGGAACTGAACTAACGACTTCATATAAAAATGTGTGTTTTCACGAGTTTGGAATAAAACTACAAGATGATTTCGATGAGTCTAAAAAATATGATTTAATTATGTCTTATAAAGTTTTAGAACATCAATTAGATCCACATTTAGAATTAAAAAGATATTCAGAAGCATTAAAGCCGGAAGGATTTTTATATATCAGTGTTCCGCTTTGGTTAGACTCTATGGTTAATTTCGGATTAGACGGATTTGATTTAGATTATTATTACGAGCCGAATCATATTAATGTTTGGACTAGAGAAATCTTCGAAAACATTATGCTCAGAACTGGTTTAGAAATTGTTAAAGAAGATCATACTATGTACGGTGATACATATTTATGTAAAAGATCTGACAAACATAGTTCATTAAAACCAATTAAACTAAAAACAAAAGAAGTATTAACTAAATTAGAAAATATTCAAAAAGCTTACGAGCTTTTCCGTGAGCAAAAATATGACAAAGCCATCGAAGTATGGCCAGACTTTCCACAAGCTCATATTTCAAATATAGAAATGAAGCGTAAAGATTTATCAACTATTGGATATGAAGCTTTTAAAGAAAAATATATCAAGCCAATGTTAGAAGCTTGTCCGAATGCTGTAGAGTGTATTATTTCACACACAGATATAGCTATGAGAATGAAAAAATTTGACGAAGCTATTGAGCTAACAAAAAAAGCTTTGGATTTAAAGCCGAATAATCCTGTGTCTTTACATCAAGCTGCTACAATTTATGAGCAAAGCGCCGTTCATGCTAAAGAAGACGAAAAGAAAAAAGATTATCTTTTAAAAGCTAGATCTATTTGGTTTCACGTTATGAGCGTAAGCGAACAAAATAAGCACGAAGCTATTTCTAAAATTTATTTTATTAATGCTCATTTGGGTGCAGATTAAAAATGAAGCGTTTATTAGAGCCCGATTTAATTCAAGCAATGCGAGCCGCACTAGTAGACTCAGAAGATTATCAATTTGCAAAGAAACAGGGGTTATGGCGTCCAGCTATGACCCACGCTGCAAAGCCATGGGTAGATGTAAAAGAACAAGCCAATGACAATCGTGGTGTGTTTATTGATATGATCGGGCTGACTGTAGATCGTAAACATAAAGGCGAAGCGTATTGTATGGCGTGGGTGCAAACTATTCTAGCATTTGTAGAATTAGAATTAAATTTAGTTTCACTTTTAAAGCCTACAGAAGGATGTTTAGATTTATGGAACTCTACACCGGCTTATCTTAAAACGACAAAGTATCCGCTACCTGGTTATATAGCAATTTGGCAGCATGGAACTTCTCCGGCTGGTCATGCTGGATTTGTTTTGTCTGTTAAAGACGTTTATTTTAAAACTATAGAGGCCAATTCTGTAGGTCCAGACGGAATTACCCAAGGCATTTTTGAACATGAACGATTATTTAATGACAGTGGAAATATGAAGCTTTTAGGATTCATTTCTCCATTCTAATTACATTAATTTATAAGCAACTTTATTTTTAAATTGCTTTGTTGCAGTAACTTCTTTTACGACGTTAGTTGCCACATTTAATAAAATAGCAACTTCAATTTCAAGATCTTGAATACTTTTTCCACGTCTAGCATTAGCACAAAGAGCGGCCTCTATATCAAATAGAAGCCTTTTTTGTTCTTGTTCGGGTAGTTTTTTAAATGCTATTAAACCCGGTCTATTTTTTATAGCTCTCATTTTTAAACAGATCGAATCATTGCTGCTGCTATTTCAGCTTGTGACTTTGCAGATAACTCTAAAACAGACTCAAGAGCCATCTTTGCGGCTTCTCTTAATTGTCCGGCATTTAACTTAGCTTTTGAATTTTGCTTCGAAGCCATAATTTTAATTAATTCGTTTTGTGCTTTTTTACTAACTTTTACTTTTGACATCTTTGTCTCCTTGTTTGTTTTTTGTTTAATCGAACCGATAAAATAATATTGTCCAGTTATTTGTCTGTTAAAAGGCTTTCTTTCAAACACTCCGTATTTAGGTATTTTCATTATATATTTTTTCACTTTGTTCTAAAGCTGGCTTGTAAAGACTTGCAAAAATCACGTTTATAATTCGACCGAGCAAAAGCCACTGTTGGCGTTCGTCAATCTTTCCAACATTTTCTTTAATTAGTTCCATTGCTTTTTTAGCTGTAGTTATAACAAAATCATTCGTTTCATCATGTTTTAATGTTTTGAAATTATTCATTCAATACCTTCGCATTCTTGCAGAGCTTGACGGGCACGTTTTCCACCAGATTGTTTATTGCAAAGCTCATCGTTAGGGCTGTCGTAATCAATATCATGACCCATTGACCTGCGGTCTTGAAAGATAATCGAATTAGGATTTCTCCAATTTTCACGGTCAGCATAAAACTCCAAAGCCTCAACCAGCTTTTTAATTCTTTCTTGGTGAATAGCGGTGGATGCTTCAACAGCTCCATCAATTATTAAGGCAAGCGCTTCATCAGAGCCCCAGCCAACACCTGTTTTTTTGGAAACTTCATAAACTTCATCAATTAGTTTTGTCTTTAACTGCTCTAGTGTTTTCTTGTCGCTCATAAATCACCGTATTTTTTAATTAACTTATCTAAAATTTGTTCCATTGGTCCACCTGGCTGAACGGCATGTGCAAAGCCAGCCGAAAGCCTTATTGCTTCGAGCATTTCTGCTGTTTTCTGCTTTTCCTCGACGAGTGCGCTGTATTCTATAACGTGAATGGTGTTGTGAGGTGGCATTATGTCTGGAATGTCGTGAGTGTTCGTGTAGCGATTAAATTCTTTGTTGGGGTGGTTTTCCCATGGCGTTATATCTTTTTGTGGAAAATTATGTATCCAAAATTCTTTGTATTTAGTCTCGCTCATTTTTTCTTATCCTTTGAAAGCGCAATTAAAATGCTTGCGTAATTATCATGTAAAGCCTTAACGCTGACCTCATTTAGTGGCCTCGTGATTCTCTCTAATTTCTCAATGCGTCCAGCGTGCTGGTCTATGCGGTCAATGATGACTTTAGCTTTTGATTCGAGAGAAACAAGCTTGCAATACGAGTCAATTATTCGTTTATCAAGGTCATTAAAATTTTCAGTAATTTTATTTCTGCGCTTTAACTCAATATCTTTTTTTGCGCTCCTTGAATCAGCAACAGCTCTAATGATTAAAGTAATTAAAACGCCTAAGCCAACTCCTATGATTAAATCTGTGTGGTTCATTTATTCGTTTCCTCATTTAAAGCTATAGCCGTCAATTCTGCGTTTGATTTTAAATTCTATTTGCAGAAACCTTGATGCTTGCATTTAGCGTCGTTGCATCTGTTGGCTTAACAAGATTTATGTAGTCGGTTAAAAATTGAATTATTCTTAATGCTTCGGTTCTGTTTATTGTATCGCATGATTTAAAATAGCGATTGTTCCAATCATCTTCTGTTAGAGCCACGACCCATCGTCCTTTATGATGACAAATGCACAATGATCTAAAAACATTTAGGCCGATTTTTCTTTTTGGCCTGGGAATGTTGTATTTATTCGGACCTTTTTTATAGGCTTTATAAATATTAAGTTTTTCTTCTTTCATTTGTTCACCCACGCTCTAAACATCCAGAACAATAAATGTGTCATCGTGAAGAAAACACAAAGGAACACAAAGAATAATAAAACAAACTCGCTCCAAGGCATAATATCAATTTTATTTAAAACTATTCCGATCATAAAATCCCCTCTACTTCTCAGCCCGATAGTATCGAATCATCTCGGTTATGATTTTCTTGTTAAGTTTAAATTCGTTTTTGTCCCATTGAGACGTGCAGTTTTCTAATTGAAATTTATTTAGTTCATCGAATGTCATTTTTCTACAACCCCAAATCACGTGATCGTCAAAAATGGTGATAAAATATTTGGCGTTAACAACCTGAAGCGGAGTGAACTTGAAACCCATCGCAGAGCGAAGGTTCGCATAGCTAAGGTCCGCATAGCGAAGGTCCGCAGAGCGAAGGTCCGCAGAGCGAAGGTCCGCACAGCTAAGGTTCGCAGAGCGAAGGTTCGCATAGCTAAGGTTCGCATAGCTAAGGTCCGCATAGCTAAGGTTCGCAGAGCGAAGGTTCGCATAGCTAAGGTTCGCATAGCGAAGGTCCGCATAGCGAAGGTCCGCATAGCGAAGGTTTTCCCCCGCCGCCGCGACAAACTGTTTTCCACCTTCTTCGTTAAAAAGCCATTTGCGATGTAGTTCAATTCTATCTTTTAATTCCATATTTCCCATTCCCATAAAATCCCCTCTAAAAATTGCCCGATCTTAAGATGCATAGTCGGGCGCCATGGTCACACAAACATGAACATTGTTTTGTTGATCTCGTCCTTAAGTAACGAGAATAATTATCTTTGAATAGTTACATTAGTGGCGCAGATAACATCAAAGCGTGCAAATGATCCATCGGTGCAATCATATAAACGCGCGCCGCATGATTCGATGGCTCCAATAGATCTACATTGAAAGCTCACATTATTAATAGAAGCTTTATATAGTTTCGGTTCTTGTGCATCTGACTCTGTACAAGAAATTGAACACAATGTTATTAGTGCTAAAATTAATTTTTTCATTTATTTACAATCCTTCTGTGGTGGAATGGGAAGCGGTTTATATGTTCCTGTATTTACATCGAAATACTTAATCACTTTTCTTCTGATCTCTCTGCACTGATAAACTGAGTTATCAATCGCTATTTCTTCTTTGTTAATAACTGCTTCTTTAGAAACTGTTTTTAGTTCTGTTTCTTTTGTCGCAACAATTGCAACGAAAGCTACTCCTATTAAGGCTATAATAACGCCTCCGTCTACGAAGCCTTTTACGTTAAAAATACTTGGTCCTTTCAAATTATCCTCCTTGTTAAATCCAGCAATAAGTTTAGCTGCTGTTTTTTTATGTTCAGCTTCAAGCTTCTTGCTTTTAGCCAACATGGACAATAACAAAAAAATATTTAACGCGCCTAGAGCCACGGACAGAAGTGCTATTTCAGTATTATATTGGGCGAGTAGTTCAATCATTTTAAACTCCTAAAAAAGAAGATCCAAAAGCAAGAAAAGCACATACAAAAAAGTAAAGAGAAGCACATACTACAAAAGTTAAAACTACTTCTACAGCTAATTTAAATTGGTATTTCGTCTTCATTTTGTCGTATATCTATATCTATAACTTTATAAACATTAAAATTAGACTCATAAATAGCTTTTCCGTCGGCATCTTTTCTTTTCTCATTTGGCTTTTCGGTAACTGTGCCTTCAAACTCGTAATATTTATTTAGAGTCAGTTTTTTATTAGTCCATATTTTCCAGGACTTTGTGAACTTTTCGAACTTCTCTTTGACGACATATAAATATATCGCTTTTGGAGTTCCTTCGTCTTTTGACCATCTACAACTGTCTACTGTAGCACTTAATAAAAATTTCATTTATACCCCCATAAACTTTTTAGCTTCATATAAAAGTCTTCTTTGTTTTTCATTTGGATTTTCTATCTTTATTAAAAATACAATTATTTTATGAATTTGCTCACTTGATAACTCAGTTAATTTTTTACCTTCTAAATTCGGTCCGCCGGTATCAATTACATATTCAACTGGACCTTTAGCTAAATCTATAATTTCGTCGATCATATCTGACTCAGAAAATATAGGCGGCTCTGTTTCTTTTACTGGTTCTGACTTTTCTGCAGGTTTTACCACATTTGGGGTAACTGCTTCTTTTACTGGTTCGGCTCCGCTTTCAATCCACTTTTTAATTTCTTCGCCAGTTTCTTCGGTGATCTGAAAAATTCTGTCTGTGAAAAGTCCCGTTCTATCTTTAGACGTTTCCGCTTTATGATCCATGGCAATATCAAACACGGTAGTATACTCATAAGTCAGACCGTCACGCGCAATCGGTGCCATGCCTAATTTTTGAATCTTCTTTTTACCGTTCTCGTCGGTTTGTGCATAATCCATTTTAGAGCGCATTGTAGAAATAATATGACAATTCGAATGTAGATAAGCATTTTTTAATGATGCGTCTTTCTTTTCTATTGGTCCCCAGTTTGTCCAATGATTAGATCCAGGTCTAGAATCTAACACCGCTTTTTGTTCTAATAGACCGCCTTCTCCGGCCCAGGCATGAGTCAAAGAATCAATAACGATAACTTCATAGCCGGCCTTTTCGGCCGAGTTTATAGCTTCTATATATTTTTCTGTCGTAAATGGTGGCTTCATATCTAAAACATCGAACTCAAATTTATCTGAGTATAAAGAAGCACTCCCGTTTTCTGTATCTATAACTGCAACTTTACCTCCCAGACCCTTGGCTAGTCTAAGAGCCGAGAAGCTTTTACCGGATCCAGTCGGTCCCGTGATGGCAAGTTTTAATTTAATTTGTTTTCTAACGGCCTTTTTAAACATAGCAATTCTCCTATCCCCATTCGTAAATGGAACTTATTTTATTGTGTGAATTTAAAAGTGATTTATCTAAATTGATAGAACACTAAAAAATCAGTCTAGGCTTTTAAAAAGACTGCTCACCAGTCTAGAAATTGTATTATCTAAACTGATGAGAGGATTTTTAGTGCCTAGAAAGCTTTTATAAAAGAAAAATCAGGGTGTAAACTGAAAAATATAAAAAATTCATAAAAAAATATTGAATTAGTATAAACCGATAAAATGATTATTCATTAATCAATAAGTTATCTTTTTATATTAATGGCTAGACCTTGATTAAAAACTATTCAATTTCGATATTATTTTAATGTGAAAAAATTATGAATAAAAAAGACAAAGCCTCTTTACTTTTTAAAGTACGAGGCTAAGAATAGAAATGGCGAAAAATACTATTGATTAAAGGCTAGCTGGTCTAAACCTTTTTTTCAATAGTTATTTTACCAAATTTAAAAAAAAGTGACGGTGAGGGGTTGAAACGATAACCCATCATTTAGGCAATTAACCGTTGCAAGCCTAAGTGACCAAACGTTTCGAGTTCTGCTAATGCCGAGAGGTAACACAGGAGTTGCGTTAACTAATAACGATATTGAGTAAGCAAATAGCTGAAATCAATAAAGACCGATGACGATAAAGTGTGAAGACAGCCTATTTAAACTAGGTTCATTGCGTGGGAAGATCAGGTAAAGGTTCAATAGAACTAACCACTGACCTAGTTCGAGCTGCTTTACCTCAAGGTAACACAAGTTAGAAATCAGTTATCACTTGTTGCTTATGCTTAGTAAAAATACCATGTAATACGCTAATTTGTTTCTCAGTTATATAATCTTTTTCTCGATAAAATTCTTCGATCTTTGATAGCCAAGACACTTCTGAAAAATCGAGATCTTCAAGGTTATTAGATAAATACTTTAATTTAGCTTCTGCTAGTCTTTTATGAGTGAAAAGTGCTTTCTTAATTGGTTTATCAAAGTTAAATTTTTGTTGAGTCATATATGACCTTTCTTTGTTTCAAGCTGCATTAATTCTTTTTTTTTACTTTGTTGAGTTTTATTTGAACTTTAATGATTTTGAAAATTTTACAATATATTTATTTCATTTTTTTTAATTGCCATATTGTTAAAAACATTAGTTAATTGACTGATGATCAAAGAAATACAAATCAAATGTGAAGGTAAAGAATATCACGACATAGACGAGTTAAAACCTTTACAAGGCAAACTAAAATCTATTGATGAAAAAAAGTTTAATGATTTGAAAAAAAGTTTAATTGATGATGGTTTACCTTTAGGCTTTCATATTTGGAAAGATGATAAATCAAACATATTTATTATTGATGGACATCATAGACAGTTAGCATTAATAGCTTTGCGAGGTGAAGGTTATTTCATAAATAAGATTCCATGCACATCGGTTATCGCTAAAACAAAAAAAGAAGCTGCGAAAGCTATTTTGATAAGTAATTCTCATTATGCTAAAATGAATCAAAATTCATTATCTGATTTCATGGTCGATTTTGAATTAAATTTAGAAGAAATAAGAAATCTAGATCTTGGCGATATTGGTTTAGATTTGTTTGATAAAGATGATGAACAAAAAGAAAGCGAAGAAATTGATTTAGATTTTAAATATAAAATTGAAATTGATTGTGAAAATGAAGAAATGCAGCAGTCATTAACGGAAGAATTGGAAAAACGTGGATTTAAAGTTCGAGTTCTCATTTAAAACTAAAGTCGGTCAATCTTTTAGACATAAATCATTAATCGGACAATATGATTTACCTGAAGAAGGAATCGAACAATCTTTCAAAGGCGATTATAAATTACCTGAAAAATGGAATATCGGTTTAATAGTTGGAAATTCAGGCACTGGAAAAACAAGCATAGCAAAACATTGTTTCGGAGAATTTACAAAATTAGTATGGGACAATAATGCCATCATAGACAATTTTGATAAAAAATTAACTATGCAAGATATTACATATTGTCTTGGATCTGTTGGATTTAATTCAATTCCTTATTGGTTAAAACCGTATCATGTTCTTTCTAATGGTGAAAAGTCGCGCGTAGATTTAGCCAGATTATTATCTGAAAAAGATCTATCAGTATATGACGAATTTAGTTCAATGGTTGACCGCGATGTCGCTAAATCAATGTCAAATTCTATTCAAAAGGCTTTTAGAAAATTAGATAAAAAGATCATTTTATTATCTTGTCATAAAGATATTATTCAATGGTTGCAGCCTGACTGGGTTTATGATACAGACGAAAAAGTTTTTTTTTGCCCGAAAAATCAAGATCAGAACGATTTGAATTTAAAATCTATGCCTGTCAAAAATCACGATGGAATTTATATAAAAAGCATCATTATTTAAGTGACTCAATGGCAACTAATAGTAAATGCTTTGAAATGACTTTAAATGATAAACCTGTTGGTTTTATTGCTATGAGAAAATTCATGCACCCGATTGCTAAAAATATTAGTATGATTTCTCGAGTTGTTATTTTGCCTGAATATCAAGGATTTAGTTTAGCTATCAAATTTATGTGTATTATTTCTTCAATTTATAAATCAAAAGGTGAACGAGTTAGGATAGTTACAAGTTTAAAACCATTTATTGAAGCATTGAAAAAATCACCTTATTTTAAACTAATTAGATTTGATCGTGTAACTTCGGGTAGAAATACCGGATCTATTCATAATAAACAAAAACAAAAATCATTTTCTAATAATAGAATAACTGCCAGTTTTGAATTTGTAGAAACGGAAAATAAATGAACGAACCGATTATTTTTACTAATTTTCCGATGTCACCGAGCTCCAATTCTATGTATGCATCAGTCAATGGTCGTTTTATCAAATCAAAAGAAGCTCGTATATTCGTTGAATTAACAAAGCGTTGGAGTTGGTCACATTTCAATAAACTTAAAGACTTCAAAAAATCATATAATGGTCAAACTTTGCGAGTTGATACTTATTTTGTTTTTACTAAAAGTCGATTTTTCATTAAAAACGGCAACATTAGAAAATTAGATTATACTAATAGAATCAAAGCGGCGCATGATTGCTTTTCGGAAATTATCGGCGTTGATGATTCAATGTTTACAGAAAGCTATATTTGTAAAAAATTCACTAATCGAAGTAATGATTATATTGAGTTTCATCTTTCATATAGCGAACCTAGCGAAATGTAATTCGAATCATATAAATTTTATATCATCTTGATATACTATATTAATTAACTTTACTTATATAAAGTGATTTGATATAGTATTTATATAGAAGATATGAAATGAAAACAAAAACAATTCAAATTAATTTATCAAAAAAAGATTTATCTTTATTAAAGAAAGCTAATTTCTTTTATCATGATTATCTTAAAATGATAGAAAATTGTGAACTGGTTATAAAAGAACTTATTATTTTAAAAGAAATGAATGAAGAATAGTTTATGAAAAGAAAAAAAATGAAAAAATTGTTATCATCAAAAAATGATATTTTAAGCGAAGAATCTCAAAGAGAATTTTTAATAAAACTTAATGATCTTTGTGAAGAATTTGATCTTAAAAATGGAAATTCGCTTGAATTATCATTATGCAATTTGGTCAATGATGCTTTAAAAGATACTCAACAAATAATTAAAAACTCAGAAAAAAATAATGAAAACTAAATTAACTAAAAATGATGTCGTTATTTTAGAACAAGCTTTAGCGGCTTTGCTAAATGAAAAAGTGCAACTTTATGGAACATACTATTTAGGAGTTAAAGAAATAGATAAAATTGAAAAAAATTTAGAAGAACTAAAACAAAAATTAATTTTAATTTCAGAAGAAAATTAAAGTTTATAAACAAATAGGAGAATAGAAATGGCGCACGAATTAGAAATAAAAAACGGACAAGCACAAATGTTTTCAGTCCGAGAAACACCTTGGCACAAATTAGGTAATATAGTTGAAGAAGCACCTACGGCAGCGGAAGCGATTAAACTTGCCGGGTTAAATTGGAATATCAAAGAAAATCCAATAGCTCATTTAGAAAGCTTAGATATGAAAGCGGATATTAAATATGTTAATATTCCTAAGCATAAAGCGTTAGTTAGAGACTCAGACGGATCAATTTTGGCCGTTATGAAAAATTCATATACAGTCTTACAAAATCAAGAAGCATTTAATTTTTTCAATCCTTTCGTACAAGCTGAACAAGCAAGCTTCGAAACGGCCGGCAGTCTTAAAGGCGGTCGAATAATTTGGGCGATGGCTAAATTGAATAAAGCACCGATTGAAGTCGGAAAAGGCGATGAAGTTAATAAATATTTGCTTTTGTCTAACTCACATGACGGATCAATTTCAGTGCGCGTAGGATTTACGCCCGTGCGAGTTGTTTGTCAAAATACACTAACATTAGCTAGCAATCATTCAAGTTCACAAATCATCAAATTACGTCATTCAAAAAGCGTTAAAGATCGTTTGGATAATGTTCAAGAAATGGTTAATGCTATTGATTCACAATTTGAGGCAACTGCTGAACAATATAAATATTTGTCTTCGAAAGTTATTAATAAAGAACAATTCGAAAAATTTGTTAAAATAGTATTCAAAACTAATGCGGATCAAAGCGAAAGATCTAAGATGCGCCATGATTCAATTTTAGAAACTATTTCTAAATTATTTGAGAATGGAGCAGGAGCACATTTGAAATCAGCAAAAGGCACTCGATGGGGAGCTTATAACGCAGTAACAGAATATTTAACTCACGAGCATGGAAATAATGAAGAAAATAGACTTCATTCAAATTGGTATGGACAAGCTAACAATATTAACAAAATGGCTTTTTCTACATTAGTGAAAGGACTTTAATATGTTAGAACTTAAAAATATTCCATTAAATACAGCGGTCGTGGAAACACCGCTTATAAAAGTACTTAAAAAAGGTCAATGCTTTCAAGTTTTTTTATTCTGCAAAGATGGCTCTGTAATTGAACATGAGCCGTTTCCATTATCGTTAGAAGGTTTAGTTGCAGCAATTAGTTTAAGTGCAGAAGTTTGTGCAGGAAAATTTTATCTAAATAGAATCATCAAAGATAATTCTATTAGTACAACAACTTTAATAGCTGGAAAAGCTAGAAATGAGGGTAACTAAATGATATTACAAATAGCTTTTGGGATAGTTGTAGCAGTTTTAATTTTAACAGTACTTCCTTATATTATTTTCTTTGCTATATCGTGCATTATCGCAATATTTAACGAAATCTTCGGAGATTAAATGAATAAACCAAAAATAGAATTTAAACCATTTAAAAGAAAAGACGGAAAATTTGCTTACGAAATTTTTCGTGATGGAAAACCTCTTCATAAATTTGTTCATTGGATTGAAACACCAGCTGGACCTGCTTTTCCAAATTATAGAATATGTTCAATAAATACGCCTGAAATGATAATGAGTCCGGTTTGGACATTGGAACAAGCTGAGGCAGAATGTGCTTGGATGAATAATAAATATTTATTAGGAGAATTAGAATGAATAAAACAGCAGAATTAGTTAAAAAAATTAGATTAGAACATCATTTAACACAAAAAGAGTTAGCCGATATACTCGGAAAAGGCACCTCTTTGCAATTTATTTCTTTAATAGAAAACGGAAGATCACAACTTCCTGTTTCTGCGATTAAAAAAATATGTAAAAAATTAAATATCAGCACATGGCAATTTATAGATGCTCTAACTGAAGATTATAAAAATAAAATAGTTTCTAAAACTGGGAGCAAATATGAAGATCAAGGACACTATAAACGCGATTAATAAAAATTGTTGCTTTTAAGTATTAATCTTTTTGACATAGCCGACTAGTTTTGATCCAATTCTATTATTCCTAGGAGAAACCCCAATGAAAATAGGATTAATCGGATGCGGCACGGTCGGCGGAACACTTTATCAATGGCTAACAGAATATACTAGACACGATGTTTATGTTAAAGATCCATTAAAAGGATTTCACGACGACTTAGCATCAAAAAAATTAGATGCCATATTTATATCTATTCCTGTAAATCCAGGGCCTAAAGGACAAGATCAAGCCAATCTAATATCGGCAGTTGAACAAGCCAAACAAATAACGTCGCATGTATTCATTCGATCAACTGTTCTACCAGGCACAAATGATAGATTAAAAACATACTCAATGCCTGAATTTTTAACGGCTCGCAGAGCTTACGAAGATTTCATAAAACTACCGTTAGTATTCGGCGAAGCACCTCATGATTTAATTCAAAGCATATTTAAAAATAAAATTCAAACAGACAAAAAATATATTCATGTTTCTAATATTGCTGCTGAAACTGCTAAATATACTCATAATTTGTTCGGAGCTTCTAAGGTATTATATTTTAATATCATAAAACAATACTGCGATATGTACGAAATTGATTTTGAACAGGTAAAACAAGCAGCCAATATTACGGGATTTTTAGGAACAGAACACATGCAAGTGCCAGGTCCAGACGGAAAACTAGGCTTCGGCGGAACTTGTTTCGGGCCAAATTTAGAATCATTTATAAATTCAATGGGTGAAGAAGTCTTTTTAAAAGAAGAAAAAGAATATTTTGAAAAGATTAGAAAAATCAATTTAGTCTATAGAGGTTCTCACACATGAATATTTTAGTTACTGGCTGCATGGGCTTTATCGGCTCTAATTTAGTTTCTCATCTTTTAAATCAAGGACATAAAGTTATAGGGTTCGATAATCTTTCAAGATCTTCTATCATGCCGACCGATCGAATTAAGAAAGCTTCAAAAGATAATTGGCGCTTCTTTAGATTTTATGAAGTCGATGTTACTAATTACAATGCGATGTTCTCAATTATGGCAGCCAACGAGCAAGTTCATGCGATTGTACATTTAGCAGCAGTCGGATCTATTCCATTTTCTTTCGAGCATCCTCAAGTGACTATGCACAATAATGTGACAGGATTTATTAATGTATTTAATCTTACTAGACATTTAAATATTAATAAATTTGTTTACGCCTCGAGTTCGAGTGTTTACGGATCTTTAACAGTTAATCCGCGGACAGAAAAAAAACTTGGAACTCTAGCCAGTCCGTACGCTCTTTCTAAAATTGTAAATGAACAGTTAGCTTCTTTCTATGCTTCTGCCTATAAATCTATCATAGGTTTAAGATTTTTTAATGTTTACGGGCCTGGGCAATCTTTTAATTCTGCTTATTCGGCAGTTATTCCTAAATTTATTGTTACGGAAAAGCCAATCGTTAACGGTGACGGAGAAACTATTCGAGACTTTACTTATGTGGACGATGTATCTGATGCGATTATAAATTGTTTGAATCTTAACAAGGCTTGCAATGAAGTTTTGAATATCGGGACCGGACAAAAAACAACTTTAAATCAGTTGCTCACATATCTAAATAAAAAAGAAATTGCGATCTATGAAAAATCTAGACATGG